GCCACGTGCCGAACCTCGACGTTTGAAACGGAAGCGGGGCATTCCTGAAAGAACGAGCGTAGACGGGCTCGTATCTCCTCGGGTAACCTCTCGTTGTCGATGGATACTCTTGCTGCCAACCAAGTAGACGGCTCCCTGCTTTCGCTGCTAGAGCTGCTCCGTACCACGGGTGTACTTGACTTAAGCTCAGGCCCGAAGCTAACTCGAGACCTTCGATTCCCTTCTGGAGTACTCGTCGCGGATTCTCCCACAAATACTTGGCGCCTGCTGCAATTAATGGAATACCAGCTAAGATCGCTGGGGTGGCAATAGGCATACAGTTTTGCCGCGAAAAAGCAAAATCTGTGGTGCCACCCGCCAAACCGCCACGCCCTAGAATCTTAGTCTAGGGCGTGTCGAAAAAAGTTAAAGTCTTTTTAGTGGTTTTTTAGTGCACTGGGTACCCCTCGCACTTGCACATTAAAAAAGGGCCAAATAAGCGAGTGAGTTTTAGTTATATTATCGCTTGCGGCCCGAACAATGTGCAAGCTCGACCCAGGCTGTGTAAAATTGGTTGGTACAATTTTTTTAGTAAGTTGCTCGCCGCAAGGGCCGCCTTCCGCGGGACCCTCCGGGGGCCCTCCGGGGGCCCTCCGGGGGCCCTCCGGGGGCGCCTTCCGCGGGACCCTCCGGGGGCCCTCCGGGGGGTCCTGCCGGACGGGCGGCGGAGAAAAGCTACCGCCGCCTAACCAGTGAAAAGTTGGTCGAGTGTAGGGAAAAAAACTAACCCTAACCCTAACTCAACCCTAACCCCGCTCCGCTCGGGGACACCACGCTAAACCCTAAGATAGCAGCCGCTTCGCGGCTGCAAGGGACACCCTTGCAAGGGTTCCGTAACGTCGTTAATTTCAGTATGAATCCGCAATATATGCGGGTCAGGCTAATACGCGTGCTAGCGCACTCTCCATATATGCTCACGCTAGGCGTCAGCTAGGCGTCAGTAGGCGTCAAGACGCCACCACTATAAGGGGGAGCGTACCTCACTTTTATAAATCACTTTTCAAAGTGCATGCCTAGGCACATCCTGTGTTACAGGTGCGAAAAGCCTCTACAAGCCTGCCAACTAGGCCCAGAGTTAGAGTGTGATTGTGTATTGGACCTTTGCAAATGCCCCCATCAGAAGATCAACCTCGAAAGCGAGCCAGACGAAACTTCGACTCCGATGAAGAATCCTCGCTTGGAGAACCAGGAATCGAGCGAAAGTTCAGATTCAATGCCAGAAAGACCTTCCTCACCTACGCTAAGTGCCCAATTACGCCAGGAGAATTCCTATCCTACTTTCCGCTGGCATCTCGAGTCTCAACTTGTTTCGCGAAACAAGAGCGTCACCAAGATGGCTCACTCCATCTCCACGCGTACGTCTCTTTCAGCCAAAAACTTGACCTCTCCTCTCCTTCGTGCTTTGACCTCGTTACAGCAAGACCGGACGATGATAATGGAGAACAAGGACCTGGAGATCAAGGACGATTTCACCCAAACATCAAGCGAGTCGGAGGCCCTGAGGACCTTGTGCGCACTTATGAATACCTGTGCAAAGATGGAGTTCCTCCTGTTGAGCTTGCAGGAAAGGTCGATCTCTACAAGTTTTCTAAGAACTTTTGCAATGTCTTCCGAGACCGTACTAGCTGGCTTAATTATCGCCGTGGACTGTCTCAAGGCTCACCAAGCTGGCCAATCACCGGACCAAGCGGTCAACTCTTTGTTAACCCTCAAGAAGCAGGGAAAAAGCGAAACGTATGGCTCTGGGGACCTCCTGACTCAGGCAAGACCAAGTGGCTTGAAGAGAAAGTCTACTGCTTCCAAAACTACAAAGTCGGCAACAACCGATATCCCTTCGATCTCTACTGCGATCAACAAATCATCGTCTACGACGATCTCTTGCCCAAGGCGCAACACCTTCTCGTCCTCGGAAATACTTCAAAGTTCGCCCGTCCTGTGCCAGGAGATACAAGGTACCACCAAAGGATCATCCCGCCGGGACTCGCCCTCTGGACAGTCGTCGCCAGTAATCTGACTATCTCCCAGGCATTCGAAGAAGAAACTCCGTCAACTGTAGAAGCTATCAGAGCCAGATTCATCGAGATTGAAATGCTGCCTGTGGTTGACTTAGATTAACTATTTACTGGGGAAAGTACTGCTATCACAAAAATGAGTTGTTCATCGGTAGTGTGGAAATAAAACCCAGTCAAAAGTTTCCAAACACTAGTACGCAGGATTAGGACCCATGACTTGCTGAGACACTGTAATTCCAGGCTGAACTGAAGGATCAATGACAGCGGTAGACTTCTGAGCTGTAGAGAAAGTATTGATAAACACTGGCTTGTTCAACACCAATGTCTTCAAGGTCTTAATGTTGTGGGCCCAAACAGCAAATGTTACAAAATCACTGTGAATGCGATCAGTAGTAGAATCAGCTGAATAGGGAGTCATTCCCAAAGTAGATTGAGCTTGCACTTTCACAATCCTGTCAGTCCAACACCAAGGGTTTCCGGCTGCACTAGCAAATTCAGTTATAGGTATGGGACCCATTCCCTTATGGTACAGTCTAAACTTGAACACTCCTCCAGCAGGAATTAAAACCTTCTTCCTAGATGATATAGTACGCCATCTGGAACGAGCAGCCCATGTCCTGTCCACTGGATACAAACCATGAATTGACCCTCCAGTAACAGAAGCTGCAGTAGTATCGAGATTCTTCCAATCGATGTTGCTAATTGACAGCAAATTGGTGTCCTTGTTGAATTGGATAGTAGACATGCTTTGATATTGACCTCCTAAGTAAGCTCCGATAATGCTTGCAGGGTCAGTAGTTGGAGCCTTTCCAAACGCAGGAGCTATAACAAAGATCTTGACCCACATAGGATGATTGTTGGGGTTGTAGATACGATGATGTGTAAAATATGGCTTAAGGTAGCAAATAAAGTCGTACGCATCCTTACCCAAGCCTTGAATATTGACGACATGGTAGTTAGTAAATGCAGTTGTCCTGTCTGAAGGACCAGTATCAGGTTGGTTAGCTGAAACAACATTTTGAGCGGCATAGAAACCGATCATCTCATTTCTGGGACAATCAGTGTAGAAAAATGAAGCGGGCCAGTCTTGTCTCGGGGGTTCCGTAGGAGGAGAGCCAACAGAGTAACCATAGAATACATATTTCTCGTTGTGAATCTCACTCATCTCAAAGGTAGTGAATACCTTCGGTTTGGCTAGACGTCCTTGTCTTCTTTTCGAGAATCTACCAAATCTTCTTCTTCCAACTCCTCTTCTTCGCAGTCCGAAAGGTCTTCCAAATCTTCTTCGCCGGATAACGGCTCTTCCAGTTCTTCTTGCTCCATATCTTTTTCTTCGGCGTCCAAATCTTCTTGCGACGCCACGTGCCGAACCTCGACGTTTGAAACGGAAGCGGGGCATTCCTGAAAGAACGAGCGTAGACGGGCTCGTATCTCCTCGGGTAACCTCTCGTTGTCGATGGATACTCTTGCTGCCAACC